TGTGGAATAGTAGCTGGAAAGATAGAACCCAATGCTGTGTGTAAGTTATGGATTATCCCTGAAGATCTTATCTTAGGATAAGATTAATCAGACTCATCCATTTCCTTTTTGATTACAGCACCAAATAATACTATCACTAAAGTGGCAATGCTGATCTTAATTCCCCATGATTGTATATCGCCAGACAAAGTAATAAGAACTAATATAGTTCCAGCTATTGTCCAAGCCTGCTCATAAAGTGCAGCTATTAATTTAGTTATAAATTTTTTCATTATATCTCCCTGTTGTTATCTTCTTCTTGAGGCTCCAGCTACTGGAGCAACAGCAATAACTGCACCAGCAGCTATAACTGCTCTTCTTTGTCCCACATTTATATTGGAACCTAATGGCACGTAAGTATTTAAGCTTCCGGAACCAAATATATTTATTTCTTCTTCGAATGAAGAACGGACTTCTGTTGGAGCGTCTTGTACCGCACCAATAATCTCCAACGCTTGTTCATCTGTTATATCATCAATGGGAATTTCGGCAAAGATCTCAGCTGCCTGTTCTCCATCGATAGATGATAGTACCTCTGCACTTGTTGCAATCTCAGTTGCTTGTTCTTCCGTGATTCCATTTTCTATAATTGCATCGACAGCTTCCTGTACTTGCTCATCAGTAACTGTTTCACTACTCAACACGTCAACTAGATTTTCAAATTGCTCATCACTCAATGGCTGATCTAAGACGGCATCAATGACTGCAGTAAACTCTTCGTCACTCAGTGGTTCTTCAAACACGGTATCAAGCACTTCAGCAAACGCTTCATCGCTTAATTCTTCCGCAAACACTTGATCAATAACCTCTGTGAATTGTTCTTCTGATAAATCACCAGATAATAATTCTGTAGCTGCAGCAACTAACTCTTCTTCGTTATCAGCTGAAGTTAAAATTTCATCTACAGCATTAGCGAATTCTTCTTCAGTTAAATCTCCAGATAAAATCTCATCCACTTGATCAGATATTTCTTCCGGAACAGTAGTCTCAGGCTCCGGCTCTATAACTTCTGGTTCAGGAATAGTTGTTTCTGGTTCGGGAACTGTAGTTTCTGGTTCCGGATCAACTGTAGGGGGATCTGTATCTGGAGGAATAACTACAGGAGGAATTGTTTCTGGCTCAGTTGTAGTAGTTATTTCTGGTTCCGGCTCAGTTGTAGTAGTTGTTTCTGGCTCTGGCTCAGTTGTGGTGGTGTTTTCTGCCTCTGGCTCGGTGGTAGTTGTTGTTTCTGGTTCGGGCTCGGTGGTAGTTGTTGTGGCGGGGGTTGGATCAAGAACAGTTGCATCAACAGTGACTTCGGGTCCATACACGCATGGACCTACGCCTGCGCTGGAAAAGCAGCTCTGATTTCCTGCTTTAATGCCAAAGCGAACTGGTCCGTATCCAGTCGTGAGAGGATTGCTACCAGAGAACATCCCAGTGCTTAACAAATAAGTAGTTCCTTGATTAGTCGATAAACCCCAACCGCCTGAGGTGGTTCCACCAATTTCGTCAAGGTCGTAAAAACTAACTGCATAAGCGTAGATGTCAACATTGCTTGATGTTGGCGCATCCCAGTCAAGGTTCACGCTTCCATCTGCGTTGGCAACAGCCGTCAGGTTTGTGACGGCATTGAAGTACGGAGGAGGAGTGACAGACAGACTCTCCCATGATTGACCATCCGCAGAAGTCATAACTCTGTTGTCTGTTCCAGAGTTTGCTACAGCAACATACTTTCCAGCCCCATAAGCAACCCCTTGCCACGAGTTATTTGGAACTCCAGAACCTAGCGTCCAGTTCGCACCATCGGTTGAATAAGCGGAGCGGGAATTTAATCCACCTTCCGCTACCGCAATAAATTTATCTTCGCCGTAGGTGATGTATTTCCACTGGTTAGATGGAACAAGTCCAGCAGACCAGTTCAATCCATTTATGGAGTAACCGCCGTATCTATTTCCCGAGTTTGTGCTGTACTCAAGCCACGAGAAACGACCATTACCAAACGCAACTGTTCGGATATCTACAATTGCACCAGGGTTTTGAGTAGACCAGCCAGTAGTTCCATTGGCGGAAGACCATGCTCTACCAAACTGAGACACAGATACAAACCGTGGAATTGTTGCACTACAGGCAACAGCGTCATGTGACCATCCATAAGATGGAGTGCGTAATGTCCATTCAACACCATCTGTGGAAGACATTACATAACTGCTACCCCAAGTTGCGGTAGCAACAAAAAGACCGCCACAGTTCGTGATTGCTTGCCACTCGCCAACTGGCGCAGTTCTTGATGTCCAAGTAACTCCATCAGGCGAGGTCATTACAGCATTTGAACCAACCGCAACAAACTGATTGTCGGCGTAGGTGATCCCCTGCCAGTTACTATCAGAAGCAGACGTTCTTGAGGTCCAATAATTGCCATTTGTTGAAGTCATGACACGGTTGCCATCTCCGGACGAAGCAACGGCCACAAATTTTCCATCACCGTAAGTCACTGCTTCCCACTGCTGGTCTGCTGGATACCCTGTCGGGACGAAAGCCGCTGGGGTCACTCCTATGGAGACATTATCAATACTTGGACCGTAGTGCCCACTCCAAAAACCTTTGTCCATACCACTAAAGGTTATTGTAGCGGTCGTTGCACCTTGCGGAATGGTAATGGACAGGCTGAAGTTTTCAAGATCATGAGCAACAGATCTAGTGACTGTGGCTGAGGCGGGAGAAGGCGAATCCGAGGATATCGTTGCTGTCCAGGTGTCCGATACAACACCTTGGCCTACGCTATTTGTTAGGCTATTGTCAACAGCAAATGAAAGAGTTACAGTATCCCCTGGTGTAACAGTGATAGCTTGGAATACTTCGCCGGTCTGATAGGAAAATTGCAAAGCGCCATTGAATAAAACTCCAGAGCCTCCATTTTGGGACACAGTCCATCCAGAGGATCCATTAAAATCCCCGTTGACTAATAAGTTGCTTGCGTGCGCACTTGATAGCGGCGCAAAAAAGCCAACAATAGCTAGTGATATAGTAGAAAACCTAAATAAGTTACCAATAAAATTCCGCATGATAAAGACTCCCATCCTCGATAAAATAGTAAGACTAAAGTCCTTAAATAAGAGTAAGGATTATTGACACATTGCAAATTAATGTGATAATATATACATATATTTTATTGATACTGAGGCTTAAATGATTTCTATTTGTACACCAACTTATAATACTGATCCAAGTATTCTAGCTAGAACTTGGGCAAGTCTTAAATCTCAGACCTATACCAATTGGGAGTGGGTCGTTTGGGACGACTCTACCAATAATGATACATGGAGTCAAATTTATGGTTTAGCATCTGATGAAAGATTCAGACTGATGGCGCATAAATCACACGTCCATTCCGGAAGTATTGGCAGAGTTAAACGTCAGTGCATGATGGCAGCCGAAGGGGATATTTTATTAGAGTTAGACCACGATGATGAACTAATGCCCGACGCACTGCAATTAATTGCAGATGCGTTCTCTGATCCTGAAGTTGGATTTGTTTATTCTGATTGGTGTGAAATTTTACCTGATGGTCAATCCGGAAGATATCCAGACGGTTGGGCTTTTGGTTACGGTTCAGATTACTGGGACGAAGAGCATCAAGTCTGGACAATGCGTGCTCCAGAAGTCAATCCCACTACTATTAGACATATCGTTTCGGCACCTAATCATGTACGCGCATGGCGAGCTAGTGTCTATAGGGAATTAAATGGGCATGATCCTCGTTTTACTGTAGCAGATGATTTTGATTTAGTTGTTAGAACTTTTTTAATTACTAAATTTAATTATATTCCCAAGATGATTTACAAGCAACACATTGGTCCTTCTACAGCACAGCGTACACGCAACGCCTTGATCCAACACAACGTTGCAGAAATCGCAGCTAAATATGATAATTTGATTACTAAACGTTTTGAAGATTTGGAATCTTGTTCTGGCACAACAGAATAAAAAATGTTACTATTAACATAAGCGCTTATTTTATATTCCTATAGAGGTTTTTACATGGCTAATACTATTTTAGTTAAGAATTCGGGTACAACTACGTCTGTACCTGCTTCTATGACTCATGGGGAACTGGCGTTAAACTATGCAGATGGCAAGTTATTCTATAAGAACGCATCTAATACTATTGTTGGCGCTAAATTAATTACTGGAATCTCTGGCACTACAGATCAAATTACTGTAACTGAAACCTCTGGCTCTTTTGTTGTAAGCTTACCATCCGCCGTCTCAGTTTCTGGCAATATAGCTGCTGGAGGCAACCTCATCTCCAATAACTCATCTGGTGATGAGGGTGGTGAAATTTTCCTAAAGAAAGCAGTTACCAACACCACCCTTACTGGTGGAGTCACTATTGACGTTTGGCAAAACAGACTTCGCTTTTTTGAGCAAGGCGGAAATGCAAGAGGTTTTTATCTTGACATAACTACTGGAGGCGATGGTGTTGGTACCAGTCTTCTTGCTGGCGTACAAGGTTCACAAGGCCCTCAAGGAGCCACAGGCTCCCAAGGAGCTACGGGTTCTCAAGGAGCCACAGGTTCTCAGGGGGCTACCGGTCCCCAAGGCACCACAGGTTCCACTGGCGCTCAAGGAGACATAGGACCACAAGGCTCCACTGGTCCCCAAGGGGAAACAGGGGCCACTGGATCTCAAGGACCACAGGGTTCAGCTGGCCCCCAAGGTGCAACAGGAGTACAAGGTGCTACTGGTCCCCAAGGCGTCACAGGCCCACAAGGTCCTCAGGGTGATATTGGATCTCAAGGTTCTACGGGTCCTCAAGGTGCCACAGGAGCTACTGGATCTCAGGGTCCTCAAGGTTCCGCTGGTACTCAAGGTGCGACGGGCCCTCAGGGAGCAACTGGAGCTCAAGGTAGCGAAGGACCAGTTGGTGGAGATGGCCCACAGGGTGACGTTGGTCCGCAAGGAGCTACAGGTTCTCAAGGTGCAACTGGAGCACAAGGATCAACGGGTCCGCAAGGCCCACAGGGGGACGTCGGTTCTCAAGGTGCAACCGGTGCTCAGGGAGCGACAGGAGCTCAAGGAGCAACAGGCTCCCAAGGTGCAACAGGATCACAAGGCGCAACAGGACCTCAGGGTTCAACAGGCGCCCAAGGGGATACGGGACCTCAGGGTTCAGTTGGTCCACAGGGTGACGTCGGACCTCAAGGTGCAGTTGGCTCGCAAGGAGCGCAAGGTGCAACAGGCCCCCAAGGCTCAACAGGATCTCAGGGATCTACAGGTCCCCAAGGTGCAACTGGGCCACAGGGAGATGTGGGAGCTCAGGGATCTGTTGGCCCACAGGGAGTTCAAGGGGCCACAGGATCTCAGGGAGCAACTGGGGCACAGGGAGCAACGGGCTCTTTTGGCGGAGCAACTTTTTCATATAATTACTTAACAAGTACAGCAGATAGTGATCCTGGTACAACAAACTTAAAGTTTGACAATACTCTTGTGACTGCAACTTTCTTATATATAGACCCAGTTGACAGTAACTCTGTAGATGTATCTGCATATCTTGAGACAATTGATGATTCAAGTTCCGCAATTAAGGGACACTTTAGGGTAGAAGAAGTTGGGAATTCAGCGGCCTTTGCTTATTACGCAATAAGTGGAGCACACACTTATGTATCCTCATATTATAAAGTTCCAGTTACTTATCTGACTGGCTCTTCTCCATCATGGGCAAATGGTCAAGATATAGTTATTACATTTGTTCGTACTGGAGACAAAGGTGATACTGGTGATACAGGCGCACAAGGTGCAACTGGTTCGCAGGGTGCAACTGGTTCGCAGGGAGCAACTGGAGCTCAAGGAGCCACTGGCGCTCAGGGAGCTACTGGCACCACAGGAGACACGGGACCGCAAGGTTCCACGGGCCCTCAGGGATCAGTAGGACCACAAGGTGATACTGGCCCTCAAGGTCCGCAGGGAGCCACAGGAGCTCAAGGAGCAACAGGTGCCCAGGGAGCCACAGGTCCCCAAGGCGCAACTGGCCCCCAAGGAGATGTCGGATCCCAAGGCGCTACTGGCTCCCAAGGTGCAACTGGACCACAAGGACCACAAGGGGACACTGGCTCACAAGGCGCAACTGGCTCACAAGGTGCTGCTGGCCCCCAAGGAGACATGGGTCCTCAAGGTTCTACTGGCCCGCAAGGACCACAAGGCTCCATTGGTCCTCAGGGTGAAACGGGATCCCAGGGTTCGACAGGACCACAGGGAGCAACTGGAGCACAGGGTTCTGCTGGCCCACAAGGAGACATGGGTCCTCAGGGTTCAACTGGAGCCCAAGGTCCGCAAGGAGCAACTGGACCACAAGGCGCAACAGGCGCTCAAGGTGCTACTGGCGCTCAAGGAGATGTTGGTCCACAGGGTTCCGTGGGTCCACAGGGACCACAAGGTTCTGTTGGACCTCAAGGTGAAACGGGGTCACAAGGATCTGCTGGACCACAGGGTGCAACTGGCCCACAGGGTTCTACTGGCCCACAAGGAGACATAGGTCCGCAGGGTTCAACCGGACCACAAGGACCACAAGGTGCCACAGGTTCTCAAGGCGCTACAGGTCCGCAAGGAACACAAGGAGCAACGGGCCCAGTTGCTGGTTCTGCAAATCAGGTCGTATATAAAGACGGTTCTAACGATGCTGCTGGCAGTGCAAACCTTACATTTGACGGCACAACATTGTCGGTGAGTTCCGTGAGTGTAGCAACTGTAAACAATGTGAGAGACAATATGATGAAATTTATAATGGAGGTTATGTAATGCCCTTAACACAGAAAAGACTTGTCGGACCAGCAGCATTTGCTACGTCTGCAGGAGATATATACACCGTCCCATATAATGTTGGATACGTAACGACGGTTGTAATTAAAGAAATTATTTTATGCAACACGTCTGCTTCCGCACAAACAGTAACGCTATACCTAAAGCCATACGGAGTAACTGTAGCAAGTTCGCACATTTTTATTAACTCGCTAACACTTGCAGCTAACGAAACAGTGACATTGTCAACTTCAATGGTATTAACAAATAATAATAATACTGCTGGAGATACATATTCAGATAAAATACGAGGACTAGCAAGCGCAGTAACGGTCAACTATATTTTGAATGGATACGAGGAATACTAAAATGGGAAAGTTCATTTTTACGAATGGAGGTGGTCTGAGCGTCGCCTCTGGACCATCAACAACGTCAAAAGCGAACTCCAACCTCACTGGTTTCCTTGATGCGCCAGACTCAGTTTACGGTTCTGCTGCGCACGGAACGGCAACGCTAAACACAACAACTGGTGCAGCGGGGACGTATTCGTCATCTACAACTTCGCTAGGACTAACGTACGTCGCTGGTCCGCCGATTGTGTTTACAATGACGCAGGACATATATACACTTAACTTGATAATTGACGACAACGTTAGATTAAATCCCGCAGGGTATAGAATTTTTGTTCAAAATATCCTGACACTTGGTAATGGTTCAATCATTGGCCACACCGCAGGATTTTCAACTATTGGTTCAGTTCAACAGGGCGGAGCTGCAAATAGCGGGGCATTGACTCATAGTCTTGGTGGCTCGAGTGAAACGGCAGGAGTTACTGCACCAACTGCAGGAACAGGCGGGACCGACTACTATAAACAGCCTTTCCAAGCAATTAAAGGGTATTCCATTACGGGAACATCGACTACTGTAACTCCCTTACGTGGTGGCGCTGGCGGCACTGTTGGAGTGGGCGGTGGAGTAGTTATTCTTGCAGCAAGATACATCGGTCTTTCTAGCGGTACGGCAACAGCAACTATCAAGGCACCAGGAACTGCTGGTGCAGGTGGCGGTGGCGGTGGAGTGGTGATTATTATTTCTTCCGCTGGAGTTCTGACTTCTGGCGTATCAACCGATGTCACTGGTGGAACTAGCTGTAGCGCGGGTACTGTTATTTATTCGCAGGTAGTATAAAATGGTAATTAGAAGAGTAAATAAACCCATTGCCCAAAGAGAAGGTGGAGACGCCATCTTTGGAGAAGGTACAGACGGCCCAGTAACCATATCGAGTGGAACTACATTTTTAACCAAAGACATGTATTACACTAACTTAACAGTTGATTCTGGCGCAACACTATTTACAAATGGATTCCGCGTATTTGTCAATGGAACTTTTACAAATAACGGAACAGTCGGAATGCCTACCGCAACTGAACACTCTGTGGCAGATGGAAGTGGCACCATTGCCGGAAGACAAACTGCCCTCAATCCATCTAAAGCTTGGGGTACGAGTACAGATCCAATATCCGTAACAGAGATCTATGACTTAGATGACGCGGTATCTGGATTTTTTATTACCGGCGCAGGAGTTGTCACAAAGATCGCTGGAGGCTCATTAGGGGTAGTTGGTTCCAACGGTACAACCACTGCAGCTACTGGCCCATTTGCTGGAAACGCTGGAAACTTTCCTGGAGCCAATACGGGGCAGGCTGGCGGTGCAGGAAATGCAGGAACCGCTGGCGGCGCAGCAACTGCGGGAACTGGCGGTGCAGGTGGTCTTGGCGGTGGATTAGTTATTATCTTTGCCAAGACAATTGCTGGTTCTGGAACATTAGTAAGCTATGGATTTGCTGGATCCGCAGGGAACCCAGCTACACAAGGAGCTGCTGGCACTGCAGGAAACCCTGCACCTAACATAACTGGATATCATACGTCGGGGACCTTTCATCACCCTGCTGGATCAACCGGACCAAACCCAGGAGCAGGCACCCCACACCCTGCTGGACATAATCCTGCAACCCCACACCCAGCTGGTTCTACTCCAGGTAACCCCCATCCAGCTAGTCATAATGCAGGGACACATCATCATCCCGCTAACTCTATAACTGCGGTTGTTCCATTTAGTGCGAACCCTCACCCAGCTGGGCATAACCCTCATGTCGCAGGCAATCCTCACGGGGCTAGTCATAACGCAGGGCACGGCACCCACCATCATCCATCCGGGCACAATCCCGCAGGGCCCTATAACCCCCATAATAAAGGTCCCAATCCAGGCAACCCTCACCCAGCTGGCAACCACACTGGGCACCACGGTGCTGGTGGTCATCGCGGGTTTACTTTTCATTCAGGCAATCCTCACCCAGCTGGGCATAACCCTCATGTCGCAGGCAATCCTCACCCAGCTGGGCATACTTCAGGAAATCACCATCACCCTGCTGGATCACACGGTCCGCACGCTGCCCTTACAGCGGGCAACCCGCACCCTGCTGGACATAATCCCGCAACCCCACACCCAGCTGGCTCCACTCCAGGTAACCCTCACCCAGCTAGCCATAACGCAGGGACGCATCCACATACTGTGGCAACGGTGAACTTGACAACAGGTACAGTAACAAGCAACAGGGGCGCTGCCCCATCACACACGGCTACTAATGCTAATTACACGGGAGGCGCTGGAGGTGCCGCTGGAGTAGGTGGAGCAGCAAATGCGGGAGGAACTGGAGTCACGGGTTCCACTGGTGGTATAATTATTGTTACGAGAAATGCTGGAAATGCCGCAGGTCAAATTGGACATTCAAACTATAGTAAGATAATTGATATTTAAAAAAAGAAATTGACAAAAAAATACTTCCATAGTATAATGGAAGCTTAACAGGAAAGGTATTATAATGAGCTTTTTTAACACTATTACTAATGAGCAAAAAATACAAAACATAGATGCTAGACTGCTTGGCATAAAGCAACAGCTTTATGGGGTATTGATGATGGCTGGAGTAAATCCAGAAACATTTGATATTGCTACTTTTGATCCACTAACAGAAATCGACGCACTATTTGCTGGTTACACTACCGAGATCGAAAGACTTATTCAATCTTGCAATCTAATGGATGAAATACGTCAACAGGTTTTGGGCTAAAAATGAAAATGCTAGAGCACGCCCCCTGTATTGTGCAATACGATAACGTATTTGATACAAAAAATTTCATTAGTCAGATAGAAGAAGAGTGTAGCCAACCATGGGGCTATCTTCACTGGGAGCGTTCTACCGTAGGTAGTGGAGTGGTAGATCCGATTAGAACATCAATGAGTTGCGAACTTGCACCACTAGGCAGTAATGATATTGGAATAGAAAGAGTAATCCCTATAGCCAAGGAATGGCAAAGAATATGGGGATTAATAGACAAGTACGTGTGGGAATATAGAAATCATTT